CTCCTTCACCTTGACTGGTTCGGGCTTTTTGGGTTTCCAGTCATTCTCATCGACAAAGATACCTGGTGGTGCATTTTTGTAAACATCACTCACGATATAGAATACATTTGCCGGATCCACGTTACGCCCCATAAATTGAATCGCGTGATTGGTTCCTATCCGGATAGTGATATCATCCCGAACCTTGATGGTCAAGAATTGAGGTCCGGCTCGCAGTTTCTGTTTTGCGGGCTCTGGGACCATGGCTGGAAGACCGTAAACGGGCTTGGAAAATCTACTCTCGACCGGAAATGTCTTGCGGACACGAGGCTCTTCGTTTAGTTTTGTATTGAATGTGGCTAATACTCTGTATGAGGTTGTAGTGTCCAGTGCGGCCTTCAGGTATTCTAGCGCCCTCATTCGAACAGGCTTGTAGTAACCAGGTGGTTTCACTTCAAACACCTTATTCATGTCTATTTTCTTGTTAATAAAGAACTGTCCAGACTCTTGAACCACGTCCAGGTCTTCCTTTCGGAGCGTCTCTTTTGCGGGGAACACATCCTTGAATAACTTTTGGACGCACGAAAAGAGTTTGCCGAGATCACCACCCCCTTGAAACTGGAGCACGGTCCTTCTAGATTCCGAGACGTACTGTTTCTGTTTCAAGTGTTGAATGTCGCGGACGTTAATTGTAACGGCCGGCCGAGACTTGTTATCTTCGGTATTCAGAAATTTGATGGTCAGGTTATTGTACACATACTTGTCCACCATATTCTGGCCCAGAATCCCCTTGTTATTCTTTTGGGCCGCCAGGTTCTGTGCACCACCCCGAACCGAGACGGATGTTATGCGGTGCGAGAAAAACTCAGTGCCGACCGTGAGCTCTTTAAATAGGTGCCTGAACTCCATTATACCTACGTGGAAAGGACAGGTCATTCTGGCCCAAAAGTTGAAAATCTTGACGGGCGTTCGGCGAAGAGGAGAAAGAGTGGGCTTTGGAGCCTCTTTCTCTTTGTAGTACTGGTTAAAGAGGGCCGAAGCTTTTTCAAAGTATTTTGTATTTGCGTTTCTATTGTGTAGGTGAGGGAATTTCTTTTTCCACTCGGCGTTTGGATGTATGTTAAGTACTGCATTCTTCCATGCAGCCCTGCGTCCAAAAGTGGATTTGTTCAACTTGTATTTGTTGAGGAGTGCATTGAGATTCTCCTTTGTATTCATTTTCTTCGCCTTGAAGATTATGAACCCAAACTCATTGACTTCGGGTTCCATACTGGTATATACTTAGATTAAAAGTCGTCTGAGACATCAAGGGCCTCTTGGACCGTATCGACACCAAACACGAAAGGCTGGTTTGTATAGGCCCGACCCTTGTACGTCTTGGTCTCGTTTCGGACCTCCAAGTTTCTGGAGGAAAACGGACCCGCGTAAAAGTCTGGGTTGAACTTGGCACGACCCAGGTTGTTTTCGTGACAGTGCTGGTTGAATACCGCAACGAATACCTTCTGCGGAACGCAGAGGTCTTCGCCGTACTGGACTTTTTCGGACGAGAGGAAGTTCTGAAGAATATTGGTCACCATCGCCACCTGGCTCTGCACAGTCTTGAAGTATTTGGGTACGACGTTCCAAATATCTTGGTCCCCATACTTTTGGGCGTACTCCAGATAGGCCCTGACGCACTTTTCCAGAATGACCGGAATCTCCGTGTCCAGCTTATCCTCGAGGTGTGGATCTGCTTCCGCAACCTGGCGCGAAAAGTTCCAGGTGAGCAAACGACGCAGAATAGATCCTGAGTTGTCCTTCCAACCGGGCACCTCGTTTCCGGCCAGAATACCTGGCACCTTCCAGGTTACACTGACCGCCTTTTTGAACTTGCGCGCGATAGACAGGTCCTCACCAGAGACGAGCGACTGAAATTCAGCCTGCTCAAGGGCCATATCACCCTTGACCTCTGGACTAATAAACATAAACCCGTCATAGAGAGACTCGAGGCCAAACTTTTTCTCGACGTTGTTCGAAAGCGTCTTGACATCCTCCGACTCGTAAAACTTTTTAAACACCTTGGTAATCAGAGTCGACTTGCCCGAACGAGCGATACCCTTGAGGAAGCCAATCACCTGCCAGCGATCAACATCATTCACGTCGAAGCAAAGCCGACCACCAAAAACATAGAGCCACCTACAAACATCCTCTGGGAAGCGCTGATAATCCATAATCGTCTGCATGAATGGAGTCGGGATATCATACCAGTCTTCGACGAGCGAGTGATCCACAAACTCCTGGTCAAAGTACTTGCAAGAAACGATGGTCGGATCGAGCTGATCAAAGTCGGGCTTGTCATATGAGTAAAACTTGGTTGTGTACTTTTCCTGCTCGGCGTCCCACGCCTTGCCGGCAAAGAGACCGTTCCGGAAAGACCATACGGTCCGCTCCTTTTTGATATCCGGAAACTGAATATCCTTGCAGGACGACAAGTGAGTAATTGTCTCGCGCACGTTTCCACCCTTGGCGGTCAAGTTTTTCCACATATCATACTTGTCCTCTTTCTGGGTCATCATATAGACAAAATCTGAAATCTCCATAACAGGCTCCCACGCACGCGTAGACTTGCCATCGGGCGTCTTAATCTCACTGTAACAGAACCCGTTGTAGCGTTTGTACTTGCGGCGGTTCGCCTCGGTCAAAAGGTAGAGTAAAAGCTTCTGATAGGGAGTCCGTGCGTCCTCCTCGTCGGTCGCTAGATCATTCACAGAGTTGTATCGTTCAATAGACTTGTCAAAGTCAAGTGGAACAAGTTGGAAAGTAGGATGATTGATGCGCTCATACATCCGAACGTGTCTAAAAATCATCTCGTATGCATCGTCGTATGTTTCAATAATTCGCTGGATACGATAGAAGACAGAAAATTCATTCCCGTCGTTATCAAAGGATGAAGAGCCCAAAATCTTGAGATCACGGGCCCGAAACTTCATCTCATTGAGCAGACGCTTTTTGCGCTCGTACTGTTCGCGCACTCGTTCAATATCAATCATTGAAGGACCGTCGGGTCCCATCTCTTCCTGGTGAAAAAATATGGAAAACGCAATTCGAAGTGTGACCGGCTCATTCTTGAATCCTCCCAGATCTTTCTCTTCGAGTTGACTCAAAAAGCCCTCTAAGCTCTCTTGGCTTAGCTTGTTAATCTCAGACTTTAGTACCTCCATCTTAACCTCATTCTGTCGCTCCGGTGCTTGCTCCTTCTCGAGCGTTTCCATCTGTAAAACTAGGGGACGATTTTTTTATGCCATCAAAATACTTGCCCGCATAAGCTGCAACCTTTTTACAACGTTCAATAAAATCAAAGACACACAGGTCACCCTTGAGCATATTACACCCGGAACAAGCAGTAATACAGTTATCATCCTCGTATACTTTGGAATTCTCGATCCGATCGATACCATTCAAAGATCCCTCTCTAAAATAACTGCAATATATGCAAGGCATTTTCAAGAGACCCTTGGCCTGATCATCCGTGAGGTTCCATCCAATTCTGCGACGCTCTGCGTTTGATTTGTACTTGCGAACGATAGTATCTATCGATTTAACATTAGATTGCCTCCAACGGCAGTTTTCACACGTCCTACATGCACCAAATTCACTCTTGGCTTTGAATCGGCGACAATGTGAACAAAATTGACAATTTTGGCATGGAACAGTGCCCTTACAAGACGGGCATTTATCCATTACCTAATAGACTATCAATACCTTTAAGTCGAGACCAGGAATCTTATCATTCTTGGGCCCGAAGGCCGGGCCGAAGCCCTTTTGTATATATTTCGCATATTCGCAGAAAAGACGTCTAGTTGCTGAATGCAAGGCCGCCCATGCCAGACTGGATGCGCAGAATGTTGTAGTTCACTGCGAACATCTTCTGGATGTTGGACAGACCGCCAGCCTTGAGGGCAACCCACACCTGAGCGTTATCAATGCGGGAGAAGTTGCAAGTGCCGGTTGGCTGGTGCTCCTCTGGCTGCAGGGCGAAGGAGTACACGTAGATGCCGGGCATGGGGTTGCCGGAGTGGTGGTAGTATGGCTGCACCTGGTTGAAGTACTTGCCGTACTGCTCCTTGAAGCGATCCTGGCCGTTGAGGATCAGCTTGAACTGGTGCAGAGGACCCACCTCGTAGCCACCGTTGGCGGCTGTGCCAGTCTGGACTGCGCCCTCCTCGATGAAGCCCTTGTTGCAGATGGTGGTGCCGTTCTGGTTGGTGAAGCAAGTGGCGCTTCCGACCAACAGGTGGGGGTAAGCGTACTTGTGGGGCAGCACGAGGTTGTTGGCGGAGCCGCGGAGAGAGTTGGACACGGTCACGTTCACGTTGGATGGGTTGGTGCTGAAGTTCCACATGGAGTTCAGGTAGGTGGTGGGGGCGCTGTTCTGGTAGCACCACACCAGCTCCTTCACGGGGTGGTTGTAGGACAGACGGATCAGCTGGGCGGAGCTCTCGGACAGTGTGCCGATGGTGTCACCGCCGGTGTGCTGCACCTGCTCAATCAGGTACTCGTGGCCCTTCTGGGCGAAGCGGCGGCGCTCCTCAGTGTCCAGGTACACGTAGTTGGCCCACACCTCAAACACAGACTGGGAGAAGTAGGTGTTGAAGTAGGTGGTCAGGTCGAAGTCGAGGCGGACCTCGTGGTACTGCAGAGCAATCAGTGGCAGGTACAGGCCTGGGTTGCGGTTGAAGAAAAACAGCAGAGGCAGGTACACACGGTAAGCCGTGGTGCCGGTAGAGGACAAGCTGGCACCAATTGCGGTGGTCATCTTGCCGTACTCCATCTTGTCATCCTCGGCAAGGAAGACCTCGGAGTACAGACGCCACCAGGTCTGGAAGTGCTTGTCAATGCGCTGACCACCGATGGTCAACTCAACGGCTGCGATCGCACGCTCGGCGATCCAGCACACATCGGGCTGGGTGTTGTTGGAGGTCAAGTTGGCCTCAGCGAAGGTGTTGGGCGCAAGGGCCACGTACATGTTGCCGACCAGATCGCCGTTGCGGGCAATGGTCACGGACACACGTCCGGAAGATGCGGGGGAACCGTTCACGGTCTGCTGAATGTTCTCCATCGCGAAGTTGGTGTGACGCTTGTACACCGCCTGGAAGAAGGTAACCTTGGGGTTACCAGTCAGATACACATCCTGAGCGCCATAAGCAACGAGCTGCATAAGTCCACCGGCCATTTTGGTATACCCCAAGAAAAAAATTTAGACCCTATATCCCGCGTACTGAAAAAAATCTATACAAATATCAATGAAGGTATATGCCGTGACCAATCACGTCAACGGTACTAAATATTACCTTTCCAACGAGGGTGACCCTATAAGAAAAAACACCCTAGACTCAAGAATTGGTCTGCCGTATAATGTTCGGCCGGTACCAAAAGAAAAAGTATCCAAGTGGGTGCTGCAAGTGGCTAACAGCAGTAATAATAACAATATTGGTCAGGTGTACGTAGGTAACAAGCCCCTGAACATACCAGTATTAGTACTGTACTCTTCAACAAACACAAAGACTTCAAAGACGACAAACTATACTTCAGCCGGTAAAGTGGTGAATGAAAATATTGCCAACAACCTAAAGTCAAAGATTATACGGACTAATGTTCGAACCCTCAATAATTCGAATGTCAATAAACTCATAAAACGACACAGCCTTAATAAGGCTGATCACGTTTTTTATCGTTCTGAATTTTGGCTTAAACCTGGAACAAATGCCAACTATATATTTGGTCCCACTATAACTAGAAAAATCCCTCAGAGCGCTTGCGAAAGCCGCAAGATAAAGAAACAGATTGGAGGGACATGCTGGTTCAATAGTATCCTAAACGGCTGGTTGTTGTCCGGTCAAGGTCGCCAGATTATTCAACACATGTTGAATTATTACAAAACGACACCTGAATACAAGAAATACAATATGATTCAAGCTTGTCCTATGCGTGGCAAATTACCTCTGTTCTACTTCTGGCACTATGTCGACAACATGCTAAAGAATAAGAATAACAGAATAAACCTTGCGTTCCGAAACTCAAAGCTTATAAAGAATTTGGGTATGAGAAACGAATCAAGTCTCAAAGGTAAAATAAACCTTGTCAAGGAACTCTATTCTTTGGGCATGAGCAATACAGATATCTTTGAAATACTTAGAAAACAGCCAGCGGCCACTTCAGTATCAAATATAAACATGTCGAGCGACCCAATAATGGCTCGTCGTATCAAAATGGGTATCAAGGTTAGAAATGCAACTGAAAACGTTGTTCTAAATACAGTAGCAGCGGGTGGCTATTCTTATGAGAAAGTTGCATTTAATAAACAAGTATTCCCTGTTATGACTACTGCAGAACCACAGTATAACATGCCTATTTATGAAACTTTTAAAAGCACAAGCAAGATTCCAATGACTAAAGGAAAATACATCTTAAGTCACGCTTACATAGTATTACGTGAACCAACCTCGGCTCATGCAGTTGCTGGTTACATCTGCGATGACGGTAAGCAATACATTTACGATTCTGCTTATAATAAAGTTTACAGAGTTGACTGGACCGACACGTCTAAGATAATACCCGCTCTTAAAGATGAGTATGGGAACTTTAAAGTGGATATAAGGGATACCGGGTGTACCTATATCAATAAAAATGCCATTTCTTTGATTAACGAGAATCTGGTTCCCGCCCCGGCCCCTGCTCCGGCTCCGGCCCCGGTCCCGGTAAAAAAAGAGAATGGAAACACGAATACAGGGAAGAAAAACAAACAGGGGCGTACAATTTACAAGGGTAAACGCGGTGGTCTATATGTGATTCAGTCGGGTAAGAAAGTGTACGTGCGCGCTTAATATAGATCCAAAAGATCTTGGACCCTATCAGAAATGTCAGGCGAAGATGAGGAGTTTGACCCCGATCAGATGGATATGGAGGATGGAATGGACATAGGAGAGCTCTTGGGCTCTCTTCTGGCCGATGAGGAGGGCCGGAACCTGGTCAATGCTCTTGATGACATCAAGGCTCAGCTCGAGATGACCAATAAGCTCCTGCTCAAGCTGGTCGTTCACTTGACCAAGGCTTAAAGATTTCCAACTTATGTTACACGGGGCGCGGGCCCACCTGACTTTAGCTCAATTGGTAGAGCGATGGACTGTAGTTCCATCGGTCACCGGTTCGATTCCGGTAGGTCAGACTTTTTCGGTCCCTGTAACTCAGTTGGTCAGAGTGTTGGTCTTATGTACCAAAAGTCGTGAGTTCAAACCTCACCAGGGACACTTTGCTCCTATAGCTCAGCCGGTAGAGCGTAAGGCTGTTAACCTTAATGTCGCAGGTTCGATCCCTGCTGGGAGCGCTTTGTGAGAGACGTCCTTTCTCACAAAACGCACGTAAAGAGAAAAACAGTTGTGTTGATATGAAGGCTAAGATACCAGGGGCTCTCCGGGAGCAAGTATGGATGACATATTGCGGCGACAAGTTATTCAGACACAAATGCTTAGTAAGTTGGTGTGAAAACATCATCACCCCGTTCAGATTCGAGGTTGGACACAACCTCCCGGAGTCAAAGGGAGGAACCCTGGATATTGATAACCTTCGGCCTATATGCGCCAACTGCAATAAATCCATGGGGAACAGATACACAATTGAAGAGTTTGGCAACATTTCCAAACGGACAAATAGTATATTCGAGTGTTTTAGGTTCAGCAAGAATCCTCCTGACGCTCAAAAAAGTAGTTTTTCAAATCAGACTCCAACCTCTGGCCAGAAGTTGTCAGCTGAATTACACCCTCACTCGTGAACCCGATATCGGCCAGTGGGTCAAAGTTACGGTTCGATAAAATGTTCCACCTCTCCTTGTACTTTCTGTTTTCGAGACTACCGTGCCAATGGTGCAGAATTGTTCCATTGACATAGGACAATCGTAGGTCCCTGCAGCGGGCCTGGTACTCGTGCAGAGCAACTTTGTAGTGTATGTTGATGTTTCCAGGGTAACTGTCTTCGACCTTGCCTATCCAAGCCAGGGCCATGTGACGGTCACCGGATCCCAGAATAGCCCAGTCTATTAGGCCGGTCATCTTGTCATACGCCTTGTGAGTACAGGCCCAGGCATAGCCAGGGTGCCAGAAACCGTACCGGTCCGTCTTTGAATAACGACTTCCGATGCCGTGCATGTATCCAAAGCCCTTGTCAACCTTGATGGTCTCTCCATTCGGCCCGAGGTTGACTGCAGTCTGGAACATCTGAACGATATCGTACTGTTTCAGGGCCTTGACTGTATCTCTAACCCAGCGGTTATTCACAAAGGTAAGGTCGGCATCGATCCAAGCGACATATTTCCACGTGTCTGGAAGCTTTTCGATTGCGAGGTTGATGAGGTTTTCCTTTATCCACACATGGTTGTCACTTTGGAATCTCAGGTGTTTGTAGACGGGCAGACTCGGCAGGTCATTTCCGCACTCTGAAATGACTATGTGGATTCCTTTCTGCTTATGTATCCTGTGGACGAATTCGATGAATAGCCTGAGACGATTCTTAAACTTGCAGTAATTGAAATAGGGTAAAATCACATATAGTGCGTCAGGATCTTCGAAGCACATCCTAAAATAGTCTCATATTATCTTAATGAAGGATCAAGTCTGGTTCGACTCAGAGGAGGAGTTTCTGCGTAAGGTTGAGACACAGGCCAATATGTATACCAAGCACTACATGAAGGAATACACGTATTACAATGGCCTGTCGTCAAAGTTCAACATACCCATTCTGATCATATCAGCCATCAATGCCCTGACGGCCATCGCCCTCGGCTCGTACGTAGAACAACAGCTGGTCAGTATACTGAACGCGGTCCTGTCAGCAGGGACTGGCGTCCTGGGTTCTATCCAGTTGTATATGAAGTTGAACGAAAAGATGACAAACGCGTTGAGATCGTCTACAAATATGAAGAGGCTGGCACTCAAAATATCAAAGGAGCTTACATTGGCTCGTGATCTTCGAGTAACAGAGGGACTAACTTTTTTGCAAGAGTGTTTTGCTGAGTTTAATACGGCGCTCGAGGCTGGAAACCCTATCGAGGTCAAGATACCTAATCACTTGGCCTTTACCAATGAAGAATTGAAGAATAACAAGATTCGAAGTGTCGTTGACATCATTTCAAATGGTTCGACGCAAAAAGTTTCACGTTTGAAGGGCATTCTTGCCAAAATTGCTTTGGGTTCGACTGGAACACTTCAAATAGAGAGTGATTTACAGAGTCTTCGTCGATCAACTGATAGCCCTCCGGAATCTGAAGTGTCATCTCAACGGGAAGAGCTCTGAGCTCAGGTGAGTACAGGCAGCCAAGCTCATAGGCCACATCGTATCGGGTTCCATCTTTGTCCTCGACCCAATAGTGCCGACAACACTCCTTGTCGCCACTTATGGCGTAGCCCGCGACAACCTTCACATCCATAGTCTTGCGCAGGTACAGATAGCAAAGAGCCGTGTGATGTACGGGCGTCCCTTCAATCTTGTACATCTTCATCTTGAGAGCCAATCGTTTCACCTGGTCCGTCATTTACAGTTTAAAAGTTTATATCTCTTAAATAGTAAATGACGGACCCGATCCTGGAGCGATCAACTTTGTGCTACACTACATTTCCAATACGGTATAACGACCTCTGGTCACTTTACAAAAAGGCTATTGCTTCATTTTGGACGGCCGAAGAAATAGATCTGGCCAAGGATGTTTCGGACTGGGTCAATCTAAGTGACAATGACCGGCACTTCATCAAGACTGTACTCTCTTTCTTCGCGGCCAGTGACGGTATTGTTATGGAAAACATAAATATGAATTTTCTTACCGATGTTCAGATTGCCGAGGCTCGGTCATTTTATGCGTACCAGCAATTCAACGAGGCTATTCACGGTGAGACGTATTCTCTTATGATTGACAAACTCGTAACAGACCCGAGCGAAAAGGAAAAGTTGTTCAAGGCGATTGAAACAGTGCCAGTCGTCCGCGAAAAGGCTGCATGGGCCCAAAAGTGGATGGATTCGAGTGCACCCTTCCCACAGCGTCTGGCGGCTTTCATGTGCGTAGAGGGTATATTTTTCTCGGGCTCGTTTTGTGCCATCTTTTGGTTGAAAAAGAGGGGGCTTATGCCGGGGCTCTGCTTTTCAAACGAGCTGATTAGCCGGGACGAAGGTTTGCACCTCGAGTTTGCAGTGACACTTTATAGCCATCTCAAGACCAAGACGAATGCAGTGACTGATATAGTCAAGGAGGCGGTCGAGATTGAAAAGAAATTCATAACAGAAGCCATCCCGTGTAAGTTGATCGGGATGGATTCAGTGAAGATGATTCAATATATTGAATACGTGGCTGATCGCTTGCTTAAGCAACTTGGGCTCTCGCCTGTATGGAATTCTATTAATCCATTTGATTGGATGGAGACAATTTCACTTGAAGGTAAGACTAATTTTTTCGAAAAGAGAGTCGGAGACTACTCAAAGCATGTAGACAATGACGGGATTAGGTTTGACGAGGAGTTTTGATTTATGCACGAAAAGTCTCCTCGGCGTAATCCTCGTATGGCTCCTCAGCGTACATCTCCTCGGCGTACTTCTCCTCCTCGGCATACTTCTCCTCGTCGGCGTAGCCCTCCTCGGCGTATGAGCGGTAGCCAGACTCCTCAGCGTATGAGCGGTAGCCTGAGCCCACCATCTTCAGCACGAAGCCGCTCAGGATCAGGAAGACCAGACCGTGCAGCAGAAGGCCTGCTGGGGTTGGGTTACCGCTGTTGCTGGCGACCCAGTTGCCGAGCACACCAGCGACAGTCTTGAACAGGAATGGGCTGGCAATCAGAGCGAACAAAAGGATGATGGCGAGACGCTTAAACATTTATAATCATTCAAGAAAAAATCCTGAGCGCTTGGTCAATACTGACCTGAGGTTTCCCCAATTGTGAGTTGACTTGGTTATGGATAAAGACACTCCATGCAAAAAGTTGCCTGTCCCCTATAGGCATAGGATACTGACCTAAAAGTACCCTAAAATGAAGAGAGCACATGAGGCACGGGATCTTTTCGTAAAAGTTATCAATCGCGCTTCGTGTGCCTGGGGTTGGATATCGGCAAAGTCTATGAAACTCTGCCCATAGTGGAGGTCCCCAGACTTTTGGATCTCCAACCATTTACTATTATATTTCATTTAAACTCCGCCCCTGAGTCTCAAAACCAAATGTAAAGTCGAATCCTTCTGCACATTGTAGTCTGCAAGAGTCCTCTCATCTTCAAGCTGCTTTCCTGCAAAAATCAAACGCTGCTGATCGGGCGGGATACCCTCCTTGTCCTGGATCTTGGCCTTTACATTACCAATACTGTCACTTGCCTCAATCTCGAGAGTAATAGTCTTGCCAGTCAGGGTCTTGACAAAGATCTGCATTCTACTGTACTAGTGGTTCAAACCTTTAAACACCTAAAAATCCGCGAGCTGAGCGACAGACACGACGGGACGAGACTTGCTCATATCAAGCTCTGGACGGAGTGTGTAACCACTGCGCATCTTGCTGAGCTTCATGAGCAGGAAGACGATGGCCATGAAGAGAGCTGTACGAGCAAAGATGTTACCACCAGTCATCTCAACAACTGGTGGGCTGGAGACAACGAAAAAGACCAGACCAGTCTTGATCGATCGCTTGAGGAGGCATGCGTTGCAAGAGGATCCGACGCAATTACGGCAACCCATAGTTGGTATATGCATAGAAAAGAGTCTACGGAAGCCGCTTAAAGGAGTGAAGGCCTAGTATAGTAGAAAGCAAGCATGGCCGACTCTGTGAACAAGTTCTCTTCATTCTCTGTGTCTGATGTCAAGTTTTCCGACCTGAAGAAAAACAAGATGGGTGGTAAGGCTATCTACCTGAATAGCCAGGCTGGAAACAAGCTCCTGTTCCAGTTGCCGCAGTTGAAGGCCCCTTACGGTCTGAGCTCCTTCACGGATGCTGCGACCAACAAGACGACTTACAGTCTCGACCTTTCCCTGGATGACCAGGGTGTCGAGCAGAAGTTTCGTGAGCTCGATGACCTGGTGGTTGATTATGTAGCTGATCGCTCTCAGGAGTTCCTGGGCAAGGTGTACAAGAAGGATGTTATCCGCGAGGCTCTGTACAAGCCCCTTGTGAAGCCAAGCAAGGGGAGCTACGCGCCTACACTGAAGCTGAAGGTTCCGACTCGCCCTGACGGCTCTTTTGAGCCTATGGCCTGGACTATGGACCAGAAGCAGACCGATCTCGAGAAGATTGGAAAGTCGACTATGGTGTACACTATCGTGAACATCAACTCGATCTGGTTTATTGACAACAAGTTTGGTGTGAGCGTGCGTCTGGAGCAGGTTCTGTTTTCCCCGTCTTCCAAGTTGACCGGGTTTGCGTTTTCGGGAGTCGAGTCCACGACGCGTGCGGAGAGTACGAGCGGCGAGTCCGAGGAGGTTGATGTTCCAGAGGAGGAGGAGGTTGAGGATGAGTAGAGACAAATAAATATATCGTGTAATAGTAACTGAAATGTCAGCATATAAACGCCCTACAGTGCGTCGTCCCGCAAGAGCCCCAGAAAAGCCTGTGGTCCTTGTGATGCCCAATTATAAATGGAGCAAGCTTGCGACCTATACAAATGGGTCCAAGAATTTGTTTCACAACAACAGAGCAACAGGTATTCGGACCATTGTCCATTTGCAGCGTGGACAGTCCCTTAAACAATACTTCAATACCTATAAGGGATTTCCTACGGGGGTGCCGATTCCGGGATATACGTTTAGACCGGGGGTGCGCGAAGAGGGTGAGATACTCACGGCTATGCCGATAAAGAGAAAGTCGCCACCAAAGAAAAAGACACCTTCGCCTTCACCTTCACCTTCGCCACTGAAAGTGCCCAAAATAAAGCAAGTCACAGAGGCGGCCAAGAGGTTTATTCGACAGAATAACAACCTGTACATAAACCAGTACGGTACGTTCCTTAACAACAACACGACCGTGAGAAACCTGGTATCGAAGGCTGTTACAAAGGCAAAGCTCCGAGAGATTCTTACAAAGAATCTGAATGCGGGGTACAAGAAAATGCAAGCCAAGATGAAGGGTCGCTCAAATAGGTTACAGGCTATATCGAATAAGCAAAGAGAGGCTGAGGTTCGGAATCTCGTGAATCAAATCATGAAGCGAGTCGTGAGTCAACACAAGAATAACGTAAATCTGACTACACGAAAACGTACTCCGGGGTACACATGGGTGGTTCCGCAGAAAAAGGTCAACAATAAGCCAGCAGGACCAGCACCCAAAAAGAAACCTGAAGGGTACAACGAGTACAAGAAAAAGAAAGGGTACACAAATCTGCAGCTCAACACCCTCTTGAACCTAGGTCTCGTGAATGAGAATAACTTGGTGGCGAATCGACCGGCTCTTAGAAAATACAACGAGCCCGCACGCAAGTCTGCCTCTATCAAGAAAACCACCAAGAAAGAGACAAGCAAGACAAAGGTTGTTGTGACCAAAAAGACAGGTCCAGCGAATAATACCCCCAAGAAAGAGAGTAATCGGGCCGAACGACCACCAATGTCCAATTTGTTGATTGGACAAAAGGTCCCGTCTCTTCCACCTCCACCACCCCTGCCCAAGAGAAAGACCGAAGAGTTGATTAAACAGGCAATCAACAAGGTTGTGACCAAGCCCTCAAGCTGGACAAATGCTGAGATGATGAATCACAAGTACAAGAGGGGGCCTGGTTTCAAATTCGGGGGTACCGATTGTGAAACCAAGACAAAGGAGGAGCTCGTGAGCATCTTGAGAAAGTACGGCTACTCAAAGCCTCTACCTAGCCACTATACAAAGGCTGTTCTGTGCCAGAAGCTGAAGCTCATCCATAACAGCTACAAGGGTGTGAAAGTGAACGCCGGAAACAATAATCATCTCAAAAAGTGGCTCAGCGCTTAGGCGTGAACATTGAAATGGCCAGAGCGAGCAGGAAAGTCTCTGGCAGGGTCTGGACTGGGCGCAGAATTGTAATGTGCTTCACGAGGACACTGTTCCACAGAAAGCGCGCGATAAATGTCAGGATCAGAATGAAGATGATCGCAAATAGGAGCTTTGTAAAGCCGTGCATTTTATTCTATATCGAGAAAAATATTGATATATAATAGGATGGTTCTTCCTCTGAGTGGGTCCGAACCTATATTTGACCCACGAGACTATACGATCATAGGGTTCAATTGCTATGATTACGCGATAGGCTATCAAGACAAGAATAACAACAAGAAACCTCATCCTCAAAAATCCACACCAGGTGAGCGCGCTGGAGTACCTGTCCAGAACCTTAAGAATTGCAAAGATGTCAAGAGGGGTATTCTATCAGATAACCCCAAAAAGGTTTACGCCTGCAAAGACCCACAAAAGAGGTGCAAAAAGGGCTACTTCAAGATTATGTGTTTCATAGCCCCGGACAAGAATAACTTTAGTGGCAGCGATTTCCACTTTTATCGCCAGGTGAAATCGTGTCGGTACAAGATTCAACCTGGGAATACAGTTTACGGTTTGGCAAAGTATTTTCATGTCAAGCCCTCGGTCATAGTTGCTGCGGCCCAAAAGCTCAAGACGCCAACAAACAGGTCGGACGGAAACATAAACTCAAACTCTACCGAAGCGAATAAGAATATGAATAATAACATGTTGAGGTCCAAAAAGAGCAAATACGATATGCTCTTAAAGCCCGGTAAGATTATAGAGTTTCCTTGTAATCTCTGGGCCCATAAGCAGGGCTGGGGGACTCGGCCGAAGATTGTGGATGCGGCCGGTGAGACAATCACAGATCCCCGGAAGTGCATGCGTAATTATGCAGCCCAAGGGGGTATGAATTATAAGGTCCTGTGTGGAGTTTACTGTGTGGCTTCAAAGGGTGCTCGCTCTGGTCCAGACTCTGGTATAGTGAAACGTTCTATTCCGAGCTCGCGCAAGACTTCATCAAGGACCTGACCAAATTCAGTCTCAAAGTCAATGTTATAAGTTGTCCTTCGAACATTTTCAACAAGGTCTCTTGTATTAAGACCGAATGCCTCCTGAAGAGGGGCGACGTTTGTTGTCAAGTATTGATCAACCCCAACATCCCCGGTCCTGATACACTGAACAGTGATCGTGACCCGGAATTCTGGCTGATCAAAGGGCTCTCGGCACATGGGACAGGTCCGGCTGGTCCTTTTCCAGCGTTCTATACATCTCGTATGAAAGATGTGCCCACAGGGGAGCTCTCGAGATTGTTGACGAGTCATATCGGCCATGCATACTGGACATTGGTCGCCGATTGTCGTATGGCAAGGGCATTTGTCGCCCTCCTTTCGGACTCGTCTACGACACCCTACTCCTGAAGCTGTAGGGGCGCCACACTCCATTCGTAGAATATACCCCCATTTTTGTTTAAAGAATAGGCACGCGTTTATACTAGAATGACTATCGTAGCGATCCGTGTTGATGATACGGTTCACGTACTGGATCCCTCTCAGGTTCGCTGGTTCGAGTACCACGATCGTCACAAGGACCTGACCATCTTTTACCATCACGGAGGTATGGAGACTATCCGGGGCAGTAATATGAAGAAGATCTTCAATGACCTGCTCATGTATTTCAATGTCCTCGACAATGATTCCGAGGACTATAAAGTTTTGAGGCGCCACTAAACTAATGAAGAGAATAGTGTTCCCGGAAGGAACAATAGATATTACGCCTCTAGTCTTGGATAAATTCAAGACTATAGCCATGATACTGGAAGATTGTCAGGATGGAGATATTCCAGTCGTAGTTACGGAACTAGATAGCGCTCTTCACCTTTTATACTTTGCTGAACATGGAACCTTTTCGACAACCAACTACAATGATCTGATCAACATTGCACTTTCGGCCGATTTCTTCAACTACAAAGAGGGGATGGATGAGGCGATCAAACAGATTGCAGAATGTTTGAACGGGAAGGATCCCGAATTTATAAGACGAATTTTGACTCTATAGCTTTTCTATCAAATACAGAATCTCATACACCTGACCAACATCGGTCGCCCGTCCCGCGAAACGCTTATAAGTCTTTTTAACTTTTGTGTACTCATAAGGTTCAAGCATCTTTTTCCAATTCTTGGCGCTTATGATTCCCTCGTCATTATACGAGACCAACACGTATTTTGAAATGGCCAGAGAGTCTTTTATGAGTTCGGTCATCGCCTTGATAGCCAGCTCCTCCTTGTTATAGTCGGACTGGTTTCGCTCGGAACGTTCTGGCATGTGTGTCACGTCGGTCCAGTTTTTGGGCTTGACATTTGTGACTATGACGTTCAAGAGAAAGTACATGTGACTGTACTCGTGCTCGTTATATGGAGGGTCGTAGTATATAAGGTCGAACGGACCCTTGAGTTTCTTGACGAGGTCATTCGTTGACTGGTTGTGACACTTGGCCTTGCAGGGCTCGGGTGACCACACGGGGCACTCGACTACGATGGGCTTGGAAATACGGTTCCAGTGACTATCCGTCTTGTGGAAGGTCCCTACGTTATCCTTGTCCTTGAAAAAGGCCATCGTGTGACCCATCGAGTTGCATATTATACTGGCTTGGACCACCAAGGGACCGAGGAGCCAATCGGTCAGGTCCGACTCGACCTTTTTCTCGATATAGTTGCGCATCGTGTCAATCCTGCGAGCATTCTCGTGGGTAAAGAAACAGACCTCGCCCTCCTTGGGATCCTCGGTCGACTTTGGCGCATAGTACTTGGTGATTATGCCCTCGACCCACGGGCCCTTGTCGGCCAGCTCATTCATCTTTTCAATGTGCTTGGCAATCTTTTCCTTCTGGTCCTTGGTTGGCTGTTTCACGTAACAGTTGGTCACAACGTCCGAGTAACTCTCAAGGTCATTGGTGTGAATCTCAGAGGCGTGGGTCGACAACATACGGGCCACGACCCCACTCCCAGAAAAACCGTCGAGAATGACCAATTTGTCTTTTTTCAAATTCTTTTTGACGAGCAGAACTTGTTCCTCTATGAAATCTAGGAGTTTACGTTTGTTGCCGAGATATGTAAGCATAGGTTGATGAATATACTCCTCGGTCATTGAGATTTGATTTATAAAAATAGAGGATAATAGACGCAAGCTTTGTATGGAGCGAGTAAAAGACCTGGTCTTGCGTTCCTTGAACATAGATACACGGAGAGCCCTGGGGTTGGCACCAAACAAGCTCTCCCTGAATCGCTACATAGACATACCACTGGAATGGAACAAAATGAAATACATCCGAGATACAAATAGCATCATACGATATACAAATAACGGGTACATATCAACTCATATTTTGGTAAAAGACGTGAAGCAAATAACTGATACTATATTCCAAACAATTCCCGAATCAACACTTATGATATACAAATACAATTACACGACTAACAAGGGTGATGTAGTATTTTACCCGGAGGTGAGTGTAGGTCTTTTGTTTAATCTTCAATAATCAGACTACGGTATCGCCGTCTTTGTTGGGCCAGTTGTCTCTCCAGGGTCTGAATGGCATCCATATACGTGATTCGCATATTCTCCTCGACAGTCTCCTTGAATTTTACAATTGGGTCATCAACTTGTGCGACTCGGCAAACTGGACAAGCATTTGACGTCTGAAACCATTGCATGATGCAAGGCATATGGAAAGAGTGGGCACACGTCAAGCGTTTGTTATGTTGAGTATTATTTGAACGGACATCTTCAAAACATATAGCACATTCCTGTGTGAGATGGACTGAACACTTGCCATCTCGCAGAGCGGGCTTACGACACTTTCTGCCGTTAATAGTCAAAGTTGTACAACTCATGAGCCCTAGTATTGACAATGTTTATTATTTCCTTATGAATTTCCACAGGTGTCTTACCGGCCACATTTATCATGTACTTCAAGCATGGAATCTGCTCATACATCTTCTGATACAGTACATCAAGACCCTGAATGTATTCGAGGGTCACCTTGGAGTCTCCGGCCTGTCCTCTATTCTGGATCGCC